TCAGCTTCTCCTTTGCACGAGCCACCACGGCACGGCGTTGTCGATGCTATCTTTCGGCGCCTGCGGGCCTTGGTATAGGTTGCGGTGCGGCAACTGCTCCCTGAACAAAGCCCCTGCTTCGCGGTCCTGATTCGCTCTTAGGGCTTCCGAGAGCGTGCGCTGCCGCCGCATCACGTCGGCCTCGTAAATCGCTCTTCTGCCGTCCGGATCGCCGCCCATCAGAACCTCGTCGGAACGATCGTCCCGCCTGCTGTCGGCTGCGTCGGGAAGAAAGCGCCCGGCCGTCTGTAAAGCTCTGCCAACTGCGCATTGCGCGAGTTCTGATCCGATGCGACCTTGGCAAATGCCAAGTTTCCGAAGAGATCCATGACGATGTTTTCGCGCTGTGCAGCGTTGGCATTAGAGAGCGCCTGCTGTAAGCCCGTCCGAGCCGAAGCAACGGCTTCATCTCCAGACCCCGCATTGACGAGCCCGATAGCGCGATTGCGACTGTCTTCCCGTTGCGCCCGCAGGTTGTTAATCGATCGTCTTACCGCCTCCTCGACCCGTGTCCCGCCGAGCGCGTTTTCCTCGTTCAGCTTCGCTACTGCGTCGGCGTAGGCACTTCCACCGAGGTTGCCGGTATTCGCAGCCCCGAACTTCACCGCTCTTGATGCCTGCTCAAACTGGCGCTTCAACTGGTCGGTGTAGAAAGCGCGCAGCGTGTTCGACAGGTTCGATTCCTCTTGTTCGAACATTCCTTTTGCCGTGTTCACGTCCGCCGAAAGATCGAGCGGAACTTCGGTCGTAATCGTCTGCGGCGGCAGGGCGGCCGGAATATCAACTGCCCCCCCTCCCGCGCGCTTAACACGGTCCCGGTTGATGCTCTCTTCTTGAAGCGTGCGCGGCTGTATAACCGCAGGCACGGTCGTAGTCTGCCGCGTCATCACGGGCGAAGTCGGCGCTTCCCCGAACATGGCGCCAATCCTTGCACGCAGCTCGGCTTTCCGCGCCTCTTCTGCCGCCCGTTCAGATGCTCCACCATCCCCACCGCCGCCACCGCCGCCCATTACGCCTCCTTCGTCCACGCGTACAACTCGGCACAACATCCGTCAGTAAAGAACCGGCGTTTCGTGCCTTCGTGCTTGAAGCCTAGCCACTCCAGAAACTTGCGGCACGGCTGACAGTCGCCCCGTGCTGTTGCTTCGATGCGGCGATAAGCCCCGAGAGAGAAAATCTTCCGCACGGCCTTCCATCCCGTCCGCGCAAACGGCGCGGCGTCTGGTGTCCTCAGCAGCCACATCGCGCCCACACCCGGCACGGCCGTATCCGCAATGCCGAAGCAGGCCCTCGGCTCTCCTTTGGCATCCAGCACCGTCCACCTCACCCCGCGCTCGGTCGCCCGTTGCATCGCCAGGGATTGCATATCGGGATAGCCGAGCGTGATCGCCTCTTCCACGTCTCGCTTTGGCAATCTCTGGCAGACGTAAAGCAGATGCAGCGGCGTGCAATCGACTATCACAATGGGGCCAAATTTTCGTAGATGAGTTGCAGGCTGGAAAGCGTGAAGTTCTCCGTTGCCTGATGCCGTAACTTCGGCGCAACGGATACCGCGCACAGTTCCATCGGTTGCGTGAGCCCAGGTCTCAGATCAGCACGCACCGCCTGCCACTGGGTTTCCTCTTCGTCCACCGAGCCGTCGTCAAGCTTGTTCTGCCACTTGAAGGCGATCTCGGCCGAGCCTTCCATCAGCCCATCGAAGCCCACGAACTGCTTCAAGATCCCCGGTGTCTTTGCGTCCTGGTAGAACATCTCCGCTTCCACCAAGGGCGGCTCGCTTCCGCCCGGCGTGTCGTCGCTGTAAGTGTCGTGATCGACGCGGTACACGTCGTTTCCGGATCTCACGTAAAGCTCGTTGTTCAGCACTGCCACGGCATCGACCGTCACCGGGAAGTAGAAAATCTGCCACGCGGCGAGCTTGGCCGACTTGGAGAAGGAATAGACGTAAACCTTGGTCGGCGCATCGAAACCGAACGCAAAACTATCGACATCGAAGGCTTCTGGGTCGAATGCTTGTGGATCGAACATATCAGCGGCTCACGACGCACCACAGTTGGCCCAACCGCGGGTAATAGACCATTCGTGGGTCGTCTTCCGGTGCAATCTCGTCGCGCAGGGCATCAATCGCAGAGCCCACGTCATGCTCCTGCAAGTTGTCGGTTGTGAGCGCAACGAGCGAGACGGAGCGAAAGCCCTGCTGGCTCAGAAACACGAGATCGCCCGCCAAGGTCTGTACCGCTTCCGCGTGTGACGTGCCGATGTTCTGCGCGGATCTCCGCAGTTGGTTGAGCGCCGGGTCCGCGTCTACCTTCCACACTTGCAGGTTGTCGGGATAGAACACGACCAGATCCCCGCCGTAGTCTCCGATGGCGGTTACGGTGTCCGAGCCCGAGGTCTGAATCCCGGTCGGAAGAAATCCTGCATCATTGGGTGTAGACCAGTCTCGCGGATTGCCGGTTGCGCAGAAGGCAACGTTATTGCCCTTCGCCGCGTAAATCTTCTGCCCGATTTTCTTGATTTGCTTTGAGTGCGGGCAGTTCACATCCGTTATGGCCGGCCCGCCATCAAGGTAGTAATGACGCGTCACCCCATCGAGAAACGTCACCGAGACATAGAGAAAGCCGTTAAAGTTCTCGACGCCGTTTACTTGGTCGATCCCGATCGTGGGGTTTGTCGGATGCGGCGTGATATGCGCCTGAAACAGTGGGTGTGCATGATTGCCGGAGCCGTTACCGTAGAACGTATTGAGTTTTCCCCGTGCTGCTCTTAGTCCCGTCGTTCCCGCCTCGAGCGTGGTCACTTTCACCAGGCACGGACGCTTGCGTACCGCCTTGGCGGTGTCGATGTAGGCATTCGACAGATTGACGAACACATTGCCTGCCGCAAGCGCAGGATTGCGCCGCAGATCGAGGCCACCGCCGAAGTCGCTGAAGGAGATTGCCGGTATGATGACCTCCCGCTCAATCCTCCACTACGACCGGCTTCGGCAGCGGGTCGTCGTGGTAATCGTTGGGATGGAATACGTCTTTGCCCCAGCTCTTTGCCTTGAGCCGCGAGAGCATTGCTTCGGCTCTGGTCTGAAAGCTCGGCGCGTCCGGATGCCGGTAGTGCGCCTTTGCATCGGCCAGCGCGAGGGTATACACGAGATCCGAGTCAATCGTGGTCCGATGGCTGTCTAGCGACAACGGATCAAGATTCTTCACGTAGAAGATGCGCAGCGAGTATTCCTGATTCGCCCGCGGCCAGAGTTCGATCTGCTCGTAAGGCTCCCAGCGATACGGCGGGCCACCGTTGTTCTGTGTGGTGTAGAGTTCCGGATGGATGCCCTTCCTCAAAGGCGGTCCCCACACGTTGCCGTTCAGGATCGACAGCGCCTTAATCCTTTCCGGGTTGCAGTCGTCCGGGTAGTCGACGAGATACTGGTTCTGGCCTACCGTGACAGTCGTATAACGTCGGAGCCGCGCCCAGTCGTGCGTCCAGTAGAGCGTCGTCTGCGACTGCTGGAAGATGTTGACCAAGTTCGTCCGCAGCACGCCGGGAGATGCCCCCTGCGCCCCGAAGCCCAGGCGGGCCGCGAGGTCGGAGAGCATTTCCCCCAGCGTTCTGTTAAGCGGTGCTGCCACTCATTTCCTCGATCAACTGCGCTTCCAGATCGTCACGCTTGGCGGAGAACGAGTACCGCACGCCGCGCTCTTTCAGCGCACGCATGAGCTCGGGCCGCGTCATCTCGGCGGGCGACTTGTCGGACAGGTCTTCTTCGGCTTCCGGCCGCTTCCCGCGAAACTGCTGTAGCGCACGCTTGAAGTTCGCCTCGTTGCCGTAGACCTTCTCCACCGTTGGAAGGGCGACTGTCGGATGCATGCCGTAGACGTTCAGGAGCCGGTTCCACTCACCTTCCGGATCGTTGGCGGGGTCGTTCTCCGGATCTACCTTCTGCATCGTCTCGAACTGCTCTTTTAGCCCCGGCGCGAACGGCACATCGACGAACTCGTCCTTGTTCAGCCGCTTGCGTTTTCCCCCGGATGGAAGCTTCATTTGCTTCACTTCCTTGGCCCCGGCAAGCGAGCTGATCTCCTCCAGCGTGAGCGTCCGGACCTCCCCGCGTTGCACCTCCTCGATCAGCGGCACTTCCCACGGGAACACCCACGCCAAGGTCGAGTCCATCGTTCCTCGTTCGACCGTCACAGGAATGCGGTAGCTCATTTTTTCTCCTTGTTCTCCTGCTCCATGATCTCGCGCTCTTCCTTCATCACGGCATTGCGCTCCGGTCTGGAAAGCGCATCGAACTCTTCCTGCGTGAAGTTGCGCCGCTTGCGCGCGCGCTTCGCTAGCTCGTCTTCTTCGTCCTCTTTGGCTTTCGCGCGCCGGCTGCGCTCTTGCTTGTCGTCCTGACGCTGGCGTTTCTCGACCTTGAATTCGCCTTTCTCGTCGGTCATGTCCTTGACCGACTCGCCATCGACGAATACGTTGTCGGCGCCGTGAACCGAGACGAACCGCTGCACCTGTTCGGTCAGATCCTCGTCGTCGTTCAGAACGACCGGAACACGATCTTTCCACTTCACGACTTCCACGATCGGCAGGTCGGAGTCTTCCAGTTTCTGTGCCTCTTCGGCCTGTACTTCATCTTCCTTACGCGCCATGATCGGCCTCGCTTAAGTTGAAGAAAGAACGGCTCGCGTTCTCACACGAGCCCAAGGCTCCCCGGACGCGAAGGGAGGATCGAGCGGCCACGTCCGGAGAGAGTCATTACGCGATACTGAGAACGGCCTGCGCATTCGCGCGATTCATCGTGAGAGCACCACGCCATACCAAGCCCATGTACCACTCATACTTATCGTATGATCTCGGCGGCTTGCGCGTCACCATGTCCTGCCCTTCCACCGGCCGCAGCCGCATGTGATTCAGGTTCAGGATGTAGCAGCGTTTGCTCCACGGCACGGCCGGCGCATACAGCGTGTCCATGTCATCGAACTCCGGCAGCCATTCGATCTCGATGCCGTGGAATGTGAGGGCAGACGTGCCGCCTTCGATCCGCCGCTCGCTCGCGCCGCTCCAGGTGAGCATGCCGAAGGAGGTCAGCATGAACTTCCTGAACCCGTCGATGAAATCATCGCCCGCGAAGATGTGCGTCGGCCGCCCACCATTCCTCGTCACCGCCCGCCACGCCAGCTCCATGTAGTCGATGATGGTGCCGGTGTCGGTCGCCGTGGTAAGCCCCGTCTGCGCGTAGTTCCGCCAGAACGCATTGCTCGCTGTCGCCCGGTTGATGCCGCCGACGACACCGGTGGTCGGCGTGAGCGAGACCAAAGCATCGATGCCGGTGATCGCATCGGTCGATTGCGTACCGTCCAGCAGTAAGGCTTGGCTGAACTTCTCGACGAAGCCCGCCCGGAGCGCCATCGAATGCTCGCGGTAGATGTTCGTGAGCTGCACCGCCTCTGCACGGCTCATGTTGCCGCCGGGGCCGTCTTCGTCCACCTGGATGCCGTTCCTGATCAGCGTGTCTTCGTCGATCGCAAAGCCGTCATGGGCCGAGCGCCACGGGAACTGCGCCTGCTCGATGGGTTGTCTGCGGTTGTACGTGACGACCTGATGGCCTGAAAACCATTGGAAGTTGCTTCCGTACCTCACCCTCAACTGCTCGACGATGTACTGCTTTCCGCCTGGAGCACTGGTTTTGCGCGCGTTGAGCGCGCGGAAGAGCGGTCTTTCGACCGCGATCTGATCGATGGGATTGTTTGCGAGATACCAGTCGAGCGAGGTTTTCCCCGCATCGGCGATCTCGGCGGCAGTTGCTGGCACATTGGCCTCCGTTTGAGTATGGTCCGCGCCGACGACGCGCTACATACGTCCAAACGGAGGCGAGCCCGCATACCGCCCACTACTGACTTACGACGCGATGCCGAGCTTCTGAAAGACTGCTTCTTCCATCGTCTGCGGCTTCGCCAGACCGCCCTTGGCTCCCGAAGGTCTCAACGGCTGAACGCCGTTCGTTGATGGAAACTCGGGCAGTCTCTGTGGCGCTGGCGCCACCTGCAAATCATCATACGCTTCTTCGATTCTCAATTTCCACAACGCAGGCGGGTAGTTGCGCATGATGCGGTCGATGCGGGAAAGACCGTCCGGACCCTGTTGCGTCAGAGCCGAAATCTTCGCCTGATACTGCGGATCGGACTGCGCCTTCTGCTGCTCCCACGCCTGCACGCCTTGGGCGGCCTGTGCGCGCACCTGATACTCGCGCTGCTGGGCCTCTGCCTGCTGGGAACGTTGCTGCTCGGCCTGCTGACTCATCGCGTTCTGGCGCCGCAGATTCGCCGTGTGGACCGCATATTCCCGACTCATCTGCTGGCCCTCGACCGCCTGTTTCAAGTCCGGGAAGTCGGCCAAGAGGTCCACGCCGGGAAGGTCTTTGCCGGCGAGTTTTGCCAACTGCTCGCGGTTGGCGTCCAGAATCGCCAGGGCTTGCTCATACTGCCCGGTCTGCACCATGCGGTTCCACTCGAGCA